GATGGGGGTGTGATCGTAAGACCGGGGTCAATCATTGAAATCAATGACCCAGTTAGAGCAGGGTTAAGGCGTGGAGGCAGATTAAAAACAGTTACTTCAACAACAGTTGTTACTGTAGATGATACCGAGGCTACAGATTTTGCTGTTGATGCTTCGGGCAATCCAGTTGGGGACGCTACATTATCGGTCATTTTGCCTGATGGAACGGTTGAAAGTAAAACAATATCTAGTGTTTCAAACGGTACTGTTACTGTAAGTTCTGCTTTTTCTCAAACACCTAACGTAAACACAATCTGGGTTATCTCAAACGTAACCGTAGAATCTCAAAAATTTAGAGTCATAACTATTGAAGAGCAAGACGGTATTAATTACGCGATTACCGCGTTGTCCTACGTCCCCGGTAAATATGATTTTATTGAAGATGGCACGGCTCTACCAGCACGAAATGTTTCTATCCTTAATCAATTATCCAATCCACCTAGCGGGCTTGTTGCTGTTGAAAAGATCGTGCCGATCAATAATCAAGCAGTTTCAAAAATTATTATCAGTTGGCAGCCGATTGTAGGGGTAATTGAATATCAGGTAAATTATCGTTTTGAAAATGGAAACTATGTTACAGAAAGGGTATCAAGGCCAGACTTTGAGATACTAAATAGTCAAAAAGGTACTTATGAAATACAAATTTTCAGTTACAACGTACAAGCGCAACTTTCTGCAACGTCTACTGATTTAACATTTGAAGCTGTAGGAAAAACAGCATTGCCACAGGACGTAACAGGACTTCTTGTAGAGCCTGTTTCAGATCAGTTTATTAGGCTACGTTTCGACAAAGCCACAGATATTGACGTAACCCACGGTGGAAACGTGGTCGTGAGGCATAGCAACCTTACTGATGGTACTGGAACTTTTACAAACTCAGTCGATATTATTCCAGCCTTACCCGGTATGGTATCTGAAACTTTGGTCCCGGCTGTAGATGGAGAATACATCCTTAAATTTCGCGATGACGGTGGTAGACTAAGTTCTGGAGAAACTTCTGTTGTTGTAACAACTCCTGACCCACAGCCAAAGTTAGTTGTTTTAACAG